CGGTGCTATTGATGCGTTCTACGAAGACACTGACAAGCCTGTCATCATCGACAAGTCCCGTGGCTGGCCTATCGGTCAGATCATGGGCGCTATGTCACAGGTGCTAGGTCGTCAGCCTAAGATCATTGCTACTGTTCGTTCTGTTCCTGACTGTGCCGCCAGCTTTATCCGTGTTGCCAAACCAACAGACCTAGACGAGTTCATGGCAACTGGTCAATTGATGGATCACCTCCGCGCCGCTTACATCTCCCTGCAAAACGGCTACGAGTACGCACCAGAAAACTTCCTGTTTGTTGAATACGAAGACTTGTTAGCTGACCCCAAAGCGCAGTTAGCCCGTATCCATGAGTTCTTAGAACTGCCTGAGTTTGCCTACGACTTCAACAACATTGATGGCTCAAGCGTAGCTGAAGATGACGAGAACCTACACGGTCACGCAGGTATGCACGATGTCAAGCCTGTATTGGCGGCACAGCACAAGCAAGACCCCCGCGATCTACTGAAGCACCACTACTCAGCATTCTGCCAGCCTGAGTTCTGGCTTGAGCGTCCACGCACAGTTCCTGAGTTGCATGACCTAGATTTACAGCTTGCCGCATCCACAATGGGTGACTTTGCTGAAGGCTGGAGACTGGCTCAGAAGTTAGAAGCAGAAGAACCTAACAATCATCGAGCCGCCTATAACCGTGGCTGGTACTACCTGCGTCAAGGTCAAATCCAAAAGGGCTACGGCTTGATGGACAGAGGACGAATCGTAGGTGTCTTTGGTAACTCACGCCCTGATGTGCCTACACCCCAATGGGACGGCAAGACAAAGGGTACGGTCATGCTGTATCTGGAAGGCGGTCTGGGCGATCAGATTCACCAGATTCGCTATGCCAAGCTGATTGCAGAGCGTGGCTGTAAGGTGGTTGTTTCCTGTACTGGACAACTGGCATCCTTATTCCAAGGCGTAGAAGGCGTATCAGCCGTAGTACAGCATGAGGCTACCTTTGGTATCTACCACGACTTCTTTGTGTCTGGAATGTCTGCTGTGGTTCCTCTAGGCTTAGAACTTCGTGACCTGTCTGGTGCGCCCTACCTTGAGAAGCCAATGTCGATCAAAGGGCGTAAGAAACGCATCGGTCTGCGCTGGCAGGGCAACAGTAAATTTGAGCACGAACATCATAAAAAGTTTCCCTACGATCTGATGTTTGACGCAGTAAAAGATGCTGATGCAGAATTTATTTCTTTGCAGCGAGATGAGGGTGTAGACGCTTGCCCAGCTTGGGTAAAACAAGTACCATTACAGTCATGGGAAGACACTCGACAAGCGGTGGCTTCATGTGACTTGGTGATCTCAGCCTGTACCTCTGTCAGTCACTTGGCGGCGGCGATGGGCGTAGAAACTTGGGTGGTAACTCCGATCATGCCTTACTTCTTATATGCGATTGACGGTGATAAAACGCCGTACTACGACAGCATGAAGCTGGTTCGCCAAGAGGTGTATGGTGATTGGACTGCTCCGTTTGAGAAGATCAAAGAGCGTGTTGGTTCTAAGCCAGCATTGAGGAGTGTAGCGTGAGCTTTAGATACGCCGCTGGGATAAACAAGCCGGGGTTTAATCCGCTTGGTGCTCAGACGAGTTCGCTTTTGTACAACTTATTTAGTTGGGGAAATAACAGTAATGGTCAACTTGGCCTTGGTAACTTAACTAACTACTCCTCACCAAAGCAAGTTGGAGCATTAACTACTTGGTATGGTATTTTCGCTGGGGATTTTTCTGTATTTTCAACAAAAACCGATAGCACTTTATGGGGATGGGGTAACAACGGTAATGGGCAACTAGGGTTAGGTAACACTACATATTACTCATCACCCAAACAAGTAGGCGCATTAACCTCATGGAGCAAAATTTCATGTGGGAGCGGTCACACTGTAGCTATTAAAACTGATGGTACTTTATGGTCTTGGGGTGCTAACAGTAATGGTCAGTTAGGTCTTGGAAATACAACAAGCTACTCATCTCCCAAACAAGTGGGCTTACTGACTACTTGGCTCAATATTGCTGGTGGGCTTGGAAGTCGCCACACACTCGCCACTAAAACCGATGGCACTCTATGGTCTTGGGGAAATAACAGCGTTGGACAGCTTGGTCTTAGCAACACCACTTATTATTCCAGCCCCAAACAAATTGGTGCTTTAACTACTTGGCTAAAAGTATCATGCGGCAGGTATTTTTCCGCTTCTATTAAAACCAACGGTACGCTTTGGACTTGGGGCGATAACACAAACGGTCAATTGGGTTTGGGCAACACAACTTATTATTCCTCTCCTAAACAAGTTGGCGCTTTAACAAATTGGCTTACAGTAACCTGCGGTAAATATTTTACAGTTGCAGTAAAGACTGACGGAACTTTATGGAGTTGGGGTAGGAATAATGTTGGTCAGTTAGGTCTTGGCAACACAACAAATTATTCTTCACCCAAACAAATTGGCGCACTTGCAACTTGGTTAACTTCTGTCGCTGGTTTTACTCATGCTGGTGCAATTAAAACTGATGGATCGTTTTGGGTTTGGGGTAGAAACCATCTTGGACAATTAGGTTTAAATAACATTACTAATTATTCAAGCCCTAAGCAGGTTGGAGCTTCTCTTACATGGTTAACTCCAGCCATGACCGACGACTCAACTATAGTTTTAGGATAAGTAATGGCAACCACCGTCGTATCAGGCGTTCAATACTCAGGTATCTGGAACATCAGCAGTCAAGCCAATGCGCGTGGCTCTAACCAGTGGCCTGCCGCTCCCGGTGCTCCTACCATTGGTACAGCCACTGCTACTGGAACGACTACGGCATCAATAACTTTTACTGCGCCAACAAATCTTGGAATTCCTGCAACTATTACTGGGTACACAGTTACTTCTAGCCCCGGCGGTTTAACTGGCACGGGTGCATCTTCCCCTATTACTGTGTCAGGTTTAACAAGTGGTACAGCTTACACATTTACAGTAACTGCTACAAACGCAACAGGCACTGGCCCAGCTAGTGCGGCAAGTAACAGCGTTACACCACCATTACCTGTAAATCTATATTCTTGGGGTAAGGGTCAATTTGGTCGTTTAGGTTTGGGCAATGTAACTGACTACTCATCACCTAAACAAGTTGGGTCATTGACTAATTGGGTTGAAATTGCGGCACAAAATGATTTTAGTATGTCAATTAAGACAGATGGGTCTTTATGGGGCTGGGGTAATGGTAGTCAAGGGCGCTTAGGTTTGGGAAATACAACCAGTTATTCAAGTCCAAAACAAGTTGGAAGTTTGCTAAATTGGTCAAAAATACAAACAGGTGATACTTTCTGCATAGCAATTAAAACAGACGGAACTTTGTGGTCTTGGGGCGACAATAGTTTTGGCCAATTAGGTTTAAATAACTCTACATATTATTCAAGCCCCAAGCAAGTTGGCGCTTTAACCGCTTGGAGCAAAATATCTTGCGGAAATGCTTTTACTCTTTCCATTAAAACAGACGGCACATTATGGTCTTGGGGGCGTAATTCATTTGGACAACTTGGTTTGGGTACAAGTGGAGCATATACACAAAGGTCTTCGCCTGTACAAATAGGTGCATTAACTGCTTGGGCGAGTGTATCGGCTGAAGGTAATTCTAGTTTGGCTGTAAAAACTGATGGAACACTCTGGGCGTGGGGCTATAATAATTTTGGTCAATTAGGATTTGGAAATACAACCGATTATTCAAGTCCTAAGCAAGTAGGTGCTTTAACTAATTGGCTTTTACCATCTGGTGCAAGTACCAATAGCTTTGCCATTAAAACCGATGGAACTATATGGTCGTGGGGAAGAGGCGGTCAAGGTCAACTTGGGTTAGGTAATACAACTTACTATTCATCACCCAAGCAAATTGGCGCTTTGACTATTTGGTCAAGTATAGCTGGTGGTAATAATCAAGCAATTGCATTAAGGACAGATAAAACTCTTTGGACATGGGGCGCAAATGACTTTGGGCAACTTGGCTTAGGTAATGTTACTTACTACTCTTCACCAAAACAAGTTGGGGCTTCAGCTAATTGGACTAGAGTTGCCGCTGGCGAAAGATTTATGTTGGCTATTGGATAAATCTATAAATTTTTTAACAAGGAGTCTTAAATGACACATTTCGTTCAAGTCCTCAATGGGGAAATCAAACAAGTCTGGGACACACCTCCCGCAGAAGGCGTAGGCAATAACGGCTGGCGCAACGCTGTAGAAGTTCGTCCTGCAATCACAGCACACCGTCAGGGCTACACTGCCCACCGCTTTGATCTAAACACTGATCCTGTTCAAATCATCTGGGACACATACGAAATCTCCGTGGCTGACCGCAAAAACGGCATGAAGTCCAACGCAGGTTTTGGATTTCAACAAGTGGTGATGGAGCAGTCCCGCTTACAGCTTTCTCCTAACGCTAACGAGCAGTACGATGCCACAGCGGTAGAGACAGCGCGTCAGGCTATGTTGACCAAGCAAGCCGCTATTGATGCCGCTACGACTCACGATCAGCTTGACGCATTGCTGTAAGGGGTAACGAATGAAACGCATCTTGGTGATGGGTCTTCCCGGAGCGGGCAAGACCACCTTAGCGCAACACATTCTTGACCACTTGCAAGCTGAACGCAAGACGGTCATGTGGTTGAATGCTGATGATGTTCGTAAGAAATACAACGACTGGGACTTCTCCCACGAGGGCCGTATTCGCCAGAGCTTGCGTATGCGCGAGTTGGCTGACAGCTACGATGTAGATTATGTGATCTGCGACTTTGTTGCTCCTCTTGTTGAGATGCGTAACAACTTCAAAGCTGACTGGACTATCTGGGTTGACACCATCAATCAAGGTCGTTTTGAGGATACCAATAAAGTATTTATTCCTCCCAAGGAATATGACTTTAGGATCACTGAGCAGAAGTCTGAGAAGTGGGGTGAGTTCATCGCCGCGCACATCTTGGATGACCGCCGCCGCCCTGTGTTTGACTGGCAAAAAGAAACAGTCCAGATGCTTGGCAGATGGCAACCGTGGCATGAAGGCCACCGCAAGCTGTTTGAACGGGCGTTAGCTAAGACTGGTCAGGTCGTTATCCAGATTAGAGACTGCCAAGGCTGGAACGGCTCTAACCCGTTTGCCGCCAATCAGGTCAAAGAGTTCATTAGCCGTGATCTAGATACTTTGTACCAAGGTCAGTACGAGGTTCAATTGGTTCCGAATATTGTGAACATTACCTATGGGCGTGATGTCGGCTACAAGATTGAGCAGGAATCTTTTGACGATGCCACCCACGCTATCTCGGCAACCAAGATACGCAAAGAGATGGGAATTGAATAAGTACCATGTGCGCTTTAACACCAAGCACAACGGCTCCGACTTGGTGTGGCGCATATTTGAAAATGGTGCTGAACACCTTGCCTCCGATGTAAGAATCGTTGGTGAGACTTTCACGGAGTGTACTCACGAGCACGGCGAAACCAAGTGGAACATAGCCTGTAAGGGTAGGCTGGTCTGGGTAGATAAGGTTGCTGTAATCGTGACGGACAAAGACTGATGACAATTGTCTTTACCAATGGCTGCTTTGATGTGCTCCACCGTGGGCATGTTGAGTATCTGGAGAAATCCAAAGCGTTGGGTGACAAGCTAATCGTAGGTTTAAATTCAGATGCGTCTGTACGGGTACTAAAGCCCGGCAGACCTATTAATTCCCAAGATGACCGCATGGCTGTGCTGTTGGCTCTACGTTGGGTAGATGAGGTCATCATCTTTGATGAGCCTACACCGTTGCAATTAATCCACAGAATCAAGCCTGACATCATCACAAAAGGCGGAGATTACAAACCTGAGCAGGTTGTTGGGTTCACCTTGGTCAAACAGACAGTTATCATTCCTTTCCTAGATGGCCATTCATCAACAAGGATAATCAATGCAACTCAAAGGAATAGTAAACAAGGGTTGGGGGTCGGAGCTAATTTGGGCTACCAACGATAAATACTGCGGGAAGTTAATGACTTTCCGTAAGGGTGCTAAGTTTTCTATGCACTTCCACTCTGAGAAAGATGAGACTTGGCTAGTCCAAAGTGGTCTGTTCAAGGTTATTTGGATTGACACCAAAGATGCCAGCCGCCATGAGAAGATCCTTAACGTCGGGGATACATGGCACAACCCACCATTACTCCCTCACCAGCTAGTCTGCCTAGCAGCAGGTGTGATCTTAGAAGTCTCAACTGCTGATTCCGTAGAAGACAACTATCGAGTAGAAGCGGGGGACAGTCAATGCGTATCTTAGTCATTGGTGATGTCTGTATAGATGAATACAGATACGGGGAAATCCGAAGAGTAAATCCAGAATCTACTGCGCCGTTGTTGAATTTTCAGGACAGCGAAGAGAAAATGGGTATGGCGTTTAACGTGGCCCAGAACCTTAAAGCTTTGGGTGCAGATGTAACCCTGTCTGTTAGTGAAGAACTATCCCGCAAGATTAGATATATTGACCGCAGGACGGGTGAGCATCTGCTCCGGGTAGACCATGACGTACAAGCCAAGCCTTATTTTGTTGGCAGTAAGTACATGTTTGATGCCATCGTGATCTCGGACTACGACAAAGGTTTTATAACCAACGAGGTCATCTGGAAGCTGCGTCAGAAGTTTCAAGGGCCAATCTACATGGATACCAAGAAGAAGAACTTAGCTGACTTCCCCAATATTTATATCAAGATTAACCAGCGGGAACTGTACGAATCTACATCTATCCCAGATCCAGAACATCTAATCGTTACTTACGGGGCCAAGGGGTGCGGATATCAAGAAACACTCTACCCGGCTAAGGTGATAGAAGTTGTGGATGTATGCGGGGCAGGGGATGTATTCCTAGCGGCTATGGTGTACAAGCACATACAGACTGGCGACATGGGCCAAGCTTTGCCGTTTGCCAATGAGAAAGCGGCAATATCTTGCCAGAGCATAGGGGCTGTATGCGTATCTTGATTACTGGATACAAAGGGTTTATAGGCCAGAACATGGTCAAAGCCCTGTCAGATCACGACCTAGATCTGTGCGAATGGGGTGATGAGTATTCCCTCTACGGAATAGATAGGGTCATCCACCTGGGTGCCATTTCAGATACCAGGTGTCAAGACTGGGTAGCCCTGCGGAAACAGAACGTGGGCTATTCCATTACTTTGATGGAACGCTGTCAGAAGTATGGGATACCCATCCAAATAGCTTCTTCAGCTTCAGTCTACGGCCCAAACAATACAACGTTTAAAGAGACTGACCAGGTGGCGCCAGCCAATCTATATGCTGAGTCCAAATCTTTAATTGAGCAGTACTTTCATGACATGCGCCCGGTATCGCCGGTGCAGATCTTTAGATACTTCAATGTCTATGGCCCCCAAGAGGATCACAAGGGTGACCAGGCTTCTCCGTTTCACAAGTTTCGCGAGCAGGCAAAGACAGGAACCATTAAGATATTTGAGGGTAGCGAAAACTTTAAACGGGACTTTATCCATGTAGACCAGGTCATTGATGTCCATAAGAAGTTCTTTCAAATCCCTAGATCTGGAATTTGGAATGTTGGCACCGGAAAAACAATGTCTTTTTTGGATGTTGCGCGCTTGGCAGCAGATGAATTTTCAGCGAAAATAGAGACTATTCCAATGCCCATTTTGGGTGGGTATCAAATGTATACGTGTGCTGACATGAGCAAATTGAACGGGATATTAAAGTGAAAGACTGGGCCGAAGCATTGATTGCAGCGGCCTGCCTTGTGGCCTTTGTTATCTTTGGGACTTACATAATCGCATGGAGTATGGTGTGATAAATGCGTTGGCTCATTCTGTTACTGTTATTGGGGCTAGTTGGAGCCGTAGCCAAGAGTGGTTGCCATGTGCGCGAGTTCTATGGAATAGCGTACACCGTTCACGACCCAACCATACGACACAAAGAAATGATGGCGTGGCTGGACAAGAACGCAGGCCATTGCAAGTCAACGGAATACATGGTGATCTGGAACAATCTGGCAGAGTGGGCTGGCACGGCCGATTCCACATGGTTGCGTAACAAAGTTGTTCATGGCTATAAAGATGCACTTGAGCGAGAAAAGAAATGAAGGTCAGCTACGACAAGTGGTATCCCGTAGTTCAGCCAAGAGGCTTGGTGCAACAGGAAGTCTTTATCAAAAAGGTAGAGAAACAGAACGCTGAACGGGACAATCAAGTACAGGTGGACAACCGGATCAAAAAGTTTCACCAGTATGAGTATGAGATTTACCAGTACAGAATGCGTCAGGTAACACTGGACATTCAGATCAACAACCTTAAACGTGACATTGATTTACTTGTATGACCAGAAAGCCAATACCCAGACTTAAAAAGCCTGCGCCAGATACAAGGGATAAACTAACGCTGTGGGTTACGCTCATGGTAAGCACTACCTTGTGTCTCTCCGTATTGGCTATGGTGATCAGCTTTATGTTGGGTCTGTGGGCAAAGGAAGTAGACAATGCAGAAATATTTAAAATGATTTCACCCGCGTTTTCTACTCTTATCGGCGGCATGATCGGGTTTCTGTCTGGCATCAAACTCATGCAGAATGAAGACAAATCAAAATCTTGTAAGGAATAAAAATGCTATCTCTACTCTCAACATTAGGCGGCCTGCTTATATCGGGCTTGCCCAAACTTTTGGACTTCTTTCAGAACAAGGCAGATCAGAAGCATGAGTTAGCTCTTGCCCGTGTCCAGATGGACTTACAGCTTCAGATGCTGGCTCAAGGCTATGCTGCCCAAGCCAAGATAGAAGAGATACGCACCGATCAAATCGCTATGGAAACAGATGCCCAGATGACTGTTGCGGCCTATGACCACGACAAGAAGATCATGGACAACGCCAGCCGCTGGGTGGTTAACTTTGTGGGTACTGTACGCCCGATGGTGACTTACATCTTTGTGCTGGAACTGTGTGCCATTAATGCTTGGATGGCTTACTACATCTACACCCGTCCCAGCCTGATCACAAGCATGGATGACTTGGTGCGTTTGACCGATATTCTGTTCAGCACTGACGAGATGGCCATGCTTGGAGGCATCATTGGTTTCTGGTTTGGCTCACGTAGCTGGAGCAAGAAATGAAACTGGGCAAGGCTGGCGCTGATTTGATGCACCAGTGGGAGGGGTATCGCACTAAGCCGTACCTTTGCCCAGCCCATATCTGGACAATTGGCTATGGCCATGTGTTGTACCAAGATCAGATCCGCCTGCCTGTAGTTAGGGTAGAGGGTAAAGATACACCCATGATTCGCAAAGAGATGCCACTGAAGCCGGAGGACAACCGTGTCTGGACTAAAGAAGAGATCGAAAAACTATTCGAAGATGATGTCGGCCCTACTGAACGTGGTGTTCTACGACTTGCTCCCGCTTTATCTGGTCGTCAAGGCGCTTTCGACGCGTGTGTCAGCTTTGCCTTCAACGCCGGAGTGGGGGCTTTTCAGCGTTCTTCTATTCGGATGAAAATCAACCGTGGTGATTGGGAAGGCGCAGCCGATGCCCTCTTGCTGTACTGCATGGCAGGGGGTAAAATTCTCCTAGGGCTAAAAAAGCGCAGGGACGCTGAAAAAGCACTGTTTTTATCCTAGGACTACCGATGGCACTTAAGAAACTCGTACTAAAGCCGGGCGTTAACCGGGAGAACACCCGTTATGCCAACGAAGGTGGCTGGTATGAGTCCGACAAGGTTCGGTTTCGCCAAGGTACGCCTGAAAAGATTGGTGGCTGGGCACGTATATCTTCATCTACATTTCAAGGTTTGTGCCGTTCCTTATGGAATTGGATCACGCTAGACAACTTAAACCTAATTGGTGTAGGCACTAACTTAAAATTTTATCTTGAGCTGGGCGGTGAGTACAACGACATTACGCCTATTCGGGCGGCGGCTATTCTAAATAACCCGTTTGCCACAACTAACCTGCTTACTTTAGTTACAGTTACAGACACAGCCCACGGCGCAATTACGGGTGACTTTGTAACGTTTAGTAACGTAGCTCCCGTAGGTGGCCTTGATTTAAACGGTGAGTATTCTATTACTTACGTTGACGCTAATACCTACACAATCGTATCTGCTACTGCGGCTACTTCTACTGTAGCGGCTGGTGGTGGTTCAACTGTTAATGCAATCTATCAAATTAACGTAGGGGATCCATACGAGATTCCACTGGCCGGCTGGGGTGCTGGTACATGGGGCGCAGGAACTTGGGGATTTGGCGGTACGTCTACCTCTGCTCTTCGTTTATGGAGCCAGAACAACTTTGGTGAAGACTTGGTTTATGGTTTCCGTGGGGGCCCAATCTATTACTGGGATGCTGGCTACGGCGTAGACCCCGCGTTGGCTACGATCACTATAGCTTCTCCTGCGGTTGTGACGGCTGCTTATAGTTTGCCTAATGGTTCTCCAGTCATTTTTACTAACAGCGGGTATCCGGCTGCGTTGCCTACAGGACTGTCCCCTGGAACCATTTACTACGTCATTAACGCTAGTGGTGCAACATTTAATCTAGCTTTGACTGTTGGCGGCGCGGCTATTACCACGACAGGAACGCAGTCAGGCGACCACTACATCATGCCTAATGGTGTAAACATTGCAAGCTTGTCAGGCGCATCAGACTGCCCAATCATCCAGAACTTTGTATTTGTATCTGACATTAGCCGGTTTGTGTTTGCGTTTGGCTGTAATGATCTAGGATCTACTACGCAGAACCCCATGTTGATTCGCTGGTCGGATCAAGAGTCTGTGGTTAATTGGACACCTTCGGCAACCAACCAGGCCGGTAGTGTGCAGTTGTCTCATGGTTCAAGCATTGTGACCGCCATCCAAACCCGCCAAGAAATTTTGGTGTGGACGGATTCAGCCATCTATTCTCTTCAATACATTGGCCCGCCGGTGGTTTGGTCTAGCCAGTTGATGGGAGATAACATCTCCATCCTTGGTCAAAACGCAGCGGCCCAAGCATCTGGCGTGGTGTACTGGATGGGCGTGGATAAGTTCTATTTGTACGATGGACGCTTACAAACACTGCCATGCGACCTAAGAAGGTACGTATATCAAGACATTAACCTCCAGCAGAACCAGCAAGTGTTTGCTAGTACCAATGAAGGCTTTAACGAGATCTGGTGGTTCTACTGCGCAGCTGGTAGCTTGATTGCCAATCGTTATATTGTGTACAACTACCTTGAGAAAGTCTGGTACTACGGCACGATGGAACGCACAGCGTGGCTAGATTCTGGTCTAAGGGATTTCCCTATAGCCGCGACGTACAACTACAACCTAGTTAATCAAGAGTTTGGTTTAGACAACAACGAAACAGGTACGCCCGCAGGTATTGAGGCTTACATTTCTTCTTCTGAGTTTGACATTGAAGACGGTGATAGATTTGGTTTTGTTTGGCGGATGTTGCCTGACTTAACTTTTTCAGGATCAGATGCTTCGCCAACTCCGCAAGTTACGTACACTTTGTACCCCATGCAGAACTCAGGCTCTGGCACAGGCACCGCGGTAAATAAGGATGTAGACAAGTTAACCGGCGCTCAATACACAGTGACTGAAGGTTTTACAGGGCAGATCAATACCCGTGTGCGGGGCAGGCAGTTAATCTTGAAAGTTAGCTCGGACAACCTTGGCACTACATGGCAGTTGGGTGCTACCCGTATTGACATCAGACCGGACGGCAGACGATGAGCTTTCTTGTTACCACTGACTTTGAACTAAACAAGGTAGCCGCACCTAATCTGCCACTACCTCCAGAAGATTACAACCGCCAGTATTTTGACCAGATGCTAAACATCCTGCGTCTGTATTTCAACCGGCTTGATTCGCTGACCACTCAGTTAATGGCGTCTGGCGTAGTGCCACCATTGACTAACTACACCGTAGCTACGCTACCTAGCGCAGTCACTTCAGGCGTAGGTGCAAGGTCTTTTGTAACAGATGCTTTAGGCCCAACATTTGGGGCTACCGTTGTGACTGGCGGGGCAGTAGCCGTGCCTGTATATTCTGACGGCACAAATTGGAAGGTTGGATAATGGCTATTAGTTACGAAGCCGCATATGACGCGTTTGGTGGAAAAGAAGCCACTGATAACTTACTGGAACAATTAAGGTCCATGGGGTTATCTGAGGATGTAATTAACGCTGCGTTAACCCCGTATTTCAAAACAACCCCTGCGGCTGTCACTACCCCTGCAGCGGTCACTACTCCGGCGGTTGTCACCCCGCCTGCTACAACACAAACGTTTTCAGATCAAATTACATCTGGCGCCGACACTACTCCAGATGAGTTTATGTCTTTGGTTTCAACCCCGGCCAGCACGGTAGTTGGTGGAACGGGTAATGATACGGTTACGGGCGCTAAGGGTAACGATACGGTAGTGGCTGCGGCTGGTGCCGATACAGTTGTAGGCGGAACCGGCAATGACACAGTTACGGGCGCAGCAGCGGATAACATAACTCGATCTGGATTAACTGGACAAGCCGGTCAGATGGTTGTTGAAGGCGATGATATTGAGACACAGATTTCTCAGTTGCCTACGGAATATGCAAGCTGGTCACGTTCGGCTGATCAGCGTTCTATGGAATTAATTCGCAAGTCGGATGGGGCCGTTTTGGACCGCCGCACGGTGGGTGACTTTAGCGATCTAGAGCTTGCAAAAATTGGCTTGTCTTTTATCCCCGGCGCGGGACAGATTCTGGCTGGGTTAAATGTTGCAGATGCTGTTAGAAGAGGCGATTTATTGCAAGCGGCTATTGGTGTCACAGGATTGATGCCGGGGGCGCAAAACGTTAACACAGCGCTACGTGTGGGACAGGCCGTAGATTCTGGAAATACATTTGGGGCACTTACAGCGCTGGCTGGCAATACAGACCTACAAAACCTGACTGGTTTAAACACAGTTAACGTTGGTGGGTTTACTTCTAAAGATGTGATGTCGGCAGCCCAATTAGGATCGGCTGCTCTTGCGGGCAATACCGCTGGTGTTCTGACAAGCTTAGGTGCATTGGCTGGCAGTAGCGACACGGTGTTGGCTGGTCGGGCTTTGGGGTTAATTACACGCATTCAAAACGGAGATACCAGGGCGCTTGGCGAAGCTATTAGTTTGTCAAATAGCGTTGCTGGCGGTGGCACTACAACTGGTTCCACTGGCTCTACCGGGTCCACCGCAGCAGCCATTACCACTTTGTCTGACGAAGACTTGGCAGAGCTACAACCCGGGGAACTAAACGCTTACCAAAATGGCGGCGTTCAGGGATTAGCTGACTTTAGACGAGACATGCGGTTGCTCAATAGTTTAACCACCAGCGGTCGCACAGGCGATGACACAGGCGGCGACACAACTACCACAAGCACCGTGGTTGGTGGAGCCGGTAACGATGTGACACTACCCGGTGGAGTGCAACTTGCTTCGACTGGCGATGGCGTATTTAGAACAGATGTTGGCGGCACGCCTATATTTGCGGATAGTAAAAACGCGGCCACGGTTACGGTCCCGTTTGGCTACACCTTGCTGTCTTCTTCAGAAGCAGACAATAAACCAGAGGGCGCGTACTACGACATTACCGCCAATGCCTGGTTCAAGCCCAGCACAGACCTTGCCGATTTAACTAGCGGCACCTCTATTAAATCCGATGTGGACCTGTTTAACAGTTCCCTTGGCGACTTAGATACGTTAGATAACACCAACAGAACAACCGATGACTTTGCTGATTTCTTAAGAACTATTGGCATTACAAATGTGTCGGAGCTGACGGATAGCGGGCTGTCCAACCAGGACATCCTGGACATGATCAACGCGTTAGACGACACGGTCGTAGTAACTGGTGGCACTGGTAACGATTCTATTAAAGGCGGGACAGATAACGACACCATTGAGACTGTTTCGGTTACGGGTGGCAGAGGTAATGACGTCATTACTGGCGTTAGTACCATAGGCGGTGCGGGTGGTAATGACCTGATTGTTGATGACAAAGGAACCGTTACTGTGGTGGGTAAGAAAGAATCTTGCCCGGTTGGTTCTGTGTTAAATCCTACAACTGGTGAATGTGAAATTATTGATGACAAGGGCACAGTGACCATTGTTGACAAAAAAGAATCCTGTCCAATTGGCACGGTGTTAAATACCGAAACGGGTGAGTGTGAGGTTGTGACGGAGCAGCCTATTACATGCCCCGCAGGCTATGAACTAAACGCCGCTGGAACAGAATGTATTCCAGTAGTTGAAATTGTGGATAAGAAATGCGGCGTAGGCTACGTCTACGATGAAGAGTTAAAGAAATGTGTAGCCATAACCGAAACGCCCATTACCTGCCCAGCAGGCTATGAGCTAAATGACGCTGGTACGGAATGTATACCCGTTGTAACAATTACAGATAAAAAATGCGATGCCGGTTTTGTCTACGACGAAGACCTCAAAATGTGCGTCCCAATTAAGGTAGATGAAACATGCCCCACAGGATTCCATAAAGATGAAAGCGGCAAGTGCGTCCCAGATACCAAGGAAGATCTGAAATGCCCAGAAGGATATGAGCCTAATGAAGCTGGCACGGAATGTATTCCAGTAGTAACTATTACAGATAAAAAATGCCCGCCTGGCCAGGTGTACGACGAAGACTTAAAGATGTGCGTTGCAGTTAAGGATGAGGAATGCCCAACTGGTTATCACCGTGACGCGTCTGGAGTTTGCGTATTAGATGATTGCCCAGATGGCTACGCCCGTAATTTGGCCACTGGTGTCTGTGAAAAAGTGGAAGAGCCTTGCCCAGAAGGATTTGAACGCGATGAAATTACAGGGAAGTGTATTCCGGTAGTTACGATTGTGGACAAGAAATGTCCGACTGGATTTGTATACGATGAAGAATTAAAAAAATGCGTACCCATTAAGGAAGAAGAGTGCCCCACGGGTTACCACCGCGATGAGTCAGGCGTTTGTGTTAAGGACGCAATCATTTGCCCAACAGGTTATGAGCTTAATGATGCGGGTACAGAATGCATTCCGGTTGTTGAAATCGTAGATAAGAAATGTCCAACCGGTTTTGTATACGATGAAGAGCTTAAGAAGTGTGTTCCTATTAAAGAAGAGGAATGCCCAGAAGGGTTTGAACGTGATGAACTGACGGGCAAATGTATTCCAGTCATCACCATCGTAGATAAAAAATGTCCGGTCGGTCAGGTCTACGATGAGGAATTAAAGAAATGCGTGCCTATTGAAGAAGACTGCCCCGAAGGATTTGAGCGTGATGAAATTACGGGCAAGTGTATTCCGGTCATTGTGATTGAAGACAAGAAATGTCCGGTAGGATCTGTGTACGATGAAGAACTAAAAAAATGCGTACCTATTGAAGAAGATTGCCCAACCGGCTTCCATAAAGACGAAGCCACCGGTTTGTGCGTGCCGGACGATGATGATAAATGTGAAACCGGGTATGAAAAAGTTGACGGTAAATGTGTGCCGGTTTGCAAAGAAGGGTACATCCGCAACTTAGCTACCGGCGTCTGCGAAAAAGAGGCAGACAAAGCTTGTCCACTTGGGCAAGTGCGTAACGCGGAAGGTAAGTGCGTTCCTGTCACAACAGTTACGCCACCTCTTGTTTGCCCAACCGGATACCGAAACGTTGGCGGTGTGTGCGTTCCAATCACAACCACTACGCAGCCAACTTACACAACCGGAGCATATGGCGCCCAAGGAGAAAAGACTGATCCCATCTATGCGGGCGGTATGGATGACTTTAATTTATTGGCTACTTTAGAAGAGCTTTTGGCAAAAGAAGCCCCCAAAAAAGATACCAAGAAATCAAAGGATAAGACTAAAATGGCTACCGGCGGGCACCTTGACGACCTGCTGGCGGAGCCGATGACAGTGGACGATCTGCTAAAACTCTTACGCTGAAGGAATTAATATGGTCATGGTTTGCAGACAAGTAGCTCTTGGGTATGAAGATGACTACGGAAATCCCGAATACGAAACGGTATGCGAAGACGACGGCACCGAAAACCCAGATAACGCATACGACCCATACGATTATTTTACGCCCACGCCTGGCAACGTAACGTATGACTCTTACTTGTCGCCGCTAGGGGATACCAGCGAATGGTTTAAAACTGATGTTGCGTCTACTACCGCCACAAAAGAGACGGATGCGTCTGGCAACATAACGTACAAATATGATGACGGCTCTACTCTTACTGTAGATAAAAGCGGCAATCCAATTAGCAACACAGAAAGCGCTGACGCCAAAGGGAACTCTGTTGCAGCCAATCGCGCTATAGCGTGGTCGGCTAAGAATTTAGGCCCTAATGCAGCAAAAATCATACAGTCAGTACTTAGCAACGGGGCCGGTATTGTTACGGCGTTGGCAGCAGCCAAAACTATTGGTGGGGAAAAAGAGGGTGGATACAACGTCCCTGTACCTAAGCTTGATGCAATACGCGAACAAGTTACGTACAACGATGTGAACCGCCGTCCTGGCGCAGCTGGGCGTCAATACTTTACTGATCCTAAGTTTGCCAAACAAGGCGATGCAGCTGCCTTAACCGCGGCAAAAAATGTGGCCTCTGCCCAATCAGCTGGTTTGTTAGCTGCGGCGCCTACATATACGGCACCAGTTAATACCTACGATACAACCATGAAAATGCCATGGAATCCACCGGCAGTTACCACAACTGGCGGCACAACAGGCGCTAAAACCGGCACAACCACCGGCGACGCGGCGGCTGCTCAGCCCGTTGGTTTGGCTGCCATTCCTACACAGGCTCAACTTATGGACCCCAACTACAAAATTGGCATGGCTTCTGGTGGTATTGCGTCCGCTCGCTATTTGCAAGGCGGCACAGATGGTATGGCCGACAAGATCCCAGCCAACATTGATGGCGAACAGCCCGCGGCTTTAAGTCACGGTGAGTTTGTAATTCCTGCCGATGTCGTATCTCACTTGGGTAACGGCAATTCAGAAGCCGGCGCAGATAAGTTGTACCAGATGATGGCCCGTATTCGTAAGGCACGGACTGGTAACGAAAAGCAAGGTAAGAAGATTAACGCCGACAAGTTTATGCCTGGTGGTTTGGCTGCTGCTTATGCGGGCGGTGGATCCGTGAAAGGGTACGAAGTAGGTGGAAACGTTGCCACCTCGGCGGGCGGAGTTCCTTTAGATACATCTAAAACTTCTACCTTGTCACCTTGGGCTGGCGATTACGTTACCAACTTCCTTGGTCAAGGCGCTGCTTTAGCTAATGCTCCGCAGCAAATTTATGGTGGGCCACTTACAGCCGGCGCTTCTAACTTACAGCAGCAAGGTTTTGCGGGTATTAGCGATGTAGCGGCAGGGGGCTTTCAGCCTACAACGTTTACCAGCGGAACGTTTGGTACAGCCGAAGCCAACAAGTACATGAACCCGTACTTAACGTCAGCCTTACAGCCGCAGATTGATGAGGCTCGTCGCCAATCCCAGATTACCCAGCAGCAAAACGCCGCCAAGATGACGCAAGCTGGTGCGTTTGGTGGTTCACGCGGCGCCATTATGGATGCTGAAACTCAACGTGCTTTGGGCGCTAACCTGGCCAACATTACGGGCACCGGCTATAACACTGCGTACGACAAAGCGATGGCGCAATTTAATGCCGAGCAAGGTCGCGGCCTGGATACCCAGAAAGCCACCGAAGCATCACGCCAGTACAGTGCTGACTATGGTTTGAAATCATTGTCGGATCTGATGTCTGCCGGTGCAACCCAGCGCGACATTGCGCAACAGGGTATGACCGCAGACAAAACCCAGTTTGAGCAGCAACAAGCGTATCCCTTTAACATGGTTGAATTCCAACGTAAGTTGGTGGAAGGTCTGCCAATTGGCGCTTCTACTACAGCGGTTAACCAGGATGCCGTTTCTAAAATTCAGAGTGATGTTGCCGGCTTAGCTTCTTTGTATAAAACATTAGCCAACCTTGGCGTTAAATGAAGGTGAATTATGAATCTCGTTAAAGCACAAGAACTTGCCAAGGGCATGGGCCCGGCAGAATTAAAAAAGTTTGCTAATGGCTTTGCCCCTGATCTAATTCCACCTTGGTTGGCGACGGGAGAAATACAGGCGCAGATGCAGCGTGCGCAGAAAATGCAAGCTATGCAAGGCGGTGTTCAGGGCCCACAGCCCAGCGTCAAAGAACAGATTGAGCAGAAAGCCGGCTTAATGGGTTTGCAGATGGCCCAGCAAAAAATGGCGCAGCAGCAGCAAATGGGGCAAATGGGGCAGCGCCCACCAGCCGGCCCAGTGCCAGAAGGTACGCCTGAACCTGAGATGCAACCAGACCCTGAAATGATGATGGCCCGCGGGGGATTGGCTAGTGTCCCAGTAAAATTTAACTATGATGGTGGCGGTATTGTGGCGTTTACCAGTGGCGGTGACGTAGATAGCGCGCGCGTAGCAGCTAAAGAAGCGCTAGCAAAAGTGCGCACGTATGGTTTGGCCCAACGCAAAAACGACCCCAGTGGTTACCAGGCCGCACAAGCTGCATTGGAAAAAGCGCAGAGTGCGTTGGCTGCCGTTGAAGCTGCCTATGCTAAAGAAATGTCTGCTGCGGGCGCTGATCGTCCTGCCAGAGGAGCCAAAGACGTTGGCGGCCTTAAGCAATTGATGGCTGCTGAGCCTACTGCTAGAGAATCCATCATTCCTTATGGTCAAAGCAAAGCAACAAATGTTTTGGCTGAGGCCCCTCCTCGCCCACCTGCACCCCCTCGCCCACCCGCCCCTCCTGGTGCGCAGCCAGCGACACCACAAATGGGCCCGGTGCAAGAACCTTTAAATGTGGGTGTACCAGGTACACCAAACATTCCTGGATTAAGCGACCCTGCCGCGGGCGCAGCTGTAGCTACAGCACTGAAGGCGCCAGACCAGGCGTCCTTACTGTCAGAAAACCAAGCGCGCTTAGCGGCTATGGGCGTGACGGGTCGTGGCGGTGAAGATCAAGAAGCTCGCATCCAGGCAGCTCGTGACTTGTATGCCAAATCTAAACCATCTGGTTTGGATGATTTGATTCGTGTGTTTGGCCAGGCCGGTCAGTCCAAAGGTTTATCTGGTTTGGCCCCAGCTTACACAGCCATGCAAGCCCAGAAGCGCGCTGAAGATATGAAGATGCAGCGGGACGAAATGGAAATGCGTAACGCGGTAGATGTTGCCCGTCGGTCCGAAGGTATTGCTGGCGCTAATAAAGTTGGTGACACATTGTCTAAGTTGCGCGATACATCTGCTACTACTGGCGCCAGTGTGCTGGGTTCGCAGATGCAAGGAAATATTAACCTAGCTAACCAGGCATCTAGCAACGCAGTGCAAATGCAAATCGCTAAAGAACGTAACTTGAATTCGTTAGAGGTTGCGCGTATTCAAGCTGCAACTGCCAACCGTCCTGGCGAAACCGAGCGCATGATGATGCAGTACAGCGCCTTGAAAGCAAAAAATCCGCAAGCTGCAGAGCAATACATGCTGGATGTAGAACGCCTGAAGACCGGTTCACGCGGGCAAACAGCCCAAGATAGGGTTGCGCTGCAACGTCAAGCTTTGGTTGAGAAGAGCGAGCCGTATAAAAACGCTGCACAACAATACTATTTCAGTAAAGACCCTGCTAAGAAAGCATCAGCTAAAGCTATCATGCAAGAGATTGAGCGCGGCGCCGGCATCATGCCTGACCTGCCAGACAATATTGCAAACTTAGTAAATCAATACGCAAAATAAGGTTGGGCTATGGCAGACATGCAGACTCTTTACCGCGCGCTGCAAAACGCGCATGCGGCGGGTGACGTACAGGCGGCCACGCAACTGGCCACATACATCAAGAGTATGCAGGGGCAGGCTGAGCCCATACCCGCGGAACCTACATTTCTAGGTAGTGCTAAAGCTGCCGCCGTCCGGGGCTTTGAAGCCGTACCCGAAAGCGCATCCGGTATTGGGTTGGGTATTAAAGCTGCCCTGGGTATGCGGGAATCTGCCAGTAAACAGGCGGAAGACATTCGCGCGCAGGCTCAGGCAGAAGCAGGCAAACCCCAGGGTACATCGTTTGCTGATCTGGAAAAAGCATATCAAGAGCAAGGTCTGATGGCTGCGGCCAAAAAGGTTCCTTCCTACATTACTGAACAAGCACTGCAAAGCGCCCCGTCTATGGCTGTACCGTTGGCCGCCGGTGCTAGTGCTGCTGCTTTTGCTGGCCCGCTTGCTCCCGTGGTAGGACCAGCTGTAGGTATTGGTACGTATGGCCTGCAGCAGTTTGGTAACTTTATGCGCCGTCAAGCTGAAGAGGGCAGGACTGGTGAAACCTTAGAGCCTGGCAAAGCATTTGGAACTGCGGCGGCCACCGCTCCTATTGGATATTTTGCTGATAGATTAATACTTGGTTTTGGCAAGGTTCCGGAAAAGATTCTGGGGCAGCAGGTTGCAGCTGAGCTGGCAAAACGCGCTGGTGTGCGCGCTGCTACGGGTGCAACTGTTGGTGTGGTGGCAGAAGCCCCTACTGAAGTGCTAGAGCAAATGGGTGAACGGTGGCAAGCAGGCCTACCCCTCAAGGGTGACGATGCTATGCGCGAATACAAAGAGGCATTCTTTGGTGGTGCTGCTTTGGGTGGTGTTGGCGGTGCTGCTTCCGGCGCCCTGCGTAAGCCTGCCGTTACACCGAAAGAAGAGCCGCCTGCATACCAACCACCTGTTTCCCTAACCGGAAAAACACCCGCCGAGATGTTCCAGGAGCAAGCTGCTGGCCGTCAAGGTATGGGCGCTGATGTTCTGGGCGCTGTGCGTGAGCGTGAAGCTGCTGCTGCTAAAGCTAAACAAGATGAGCTGGACGCCCAACGTGCGACACAAGAGCGCGCTGCTGGTTTGTTTGAGCAACAAGCCGCCCCACGTAATGAAGATTTGATGCAGGCTGCCCGCGTCCGTGCTGATGAGAAAGCTGCCGCTGACGAAGAGCTGCGCGTCCAGGCCGAGAAAGAAGCTAAAGCTAAGCGTGATGCCGAAGCCAAGGCTGCTGCTGCGGCTACGTACAGCGGTGACCCAGCAATCAATGCCATCCGCCGTGATGAACAGCTGGCTACTCTGGGATATCAGATGTCCAGGGATAAGCAGGGTAACGATATTGTTATACCTACGCCCCCGCCTGTCAGGGATATTGCCGCCGAACGTGCAGCTCAAGAGGCAAAAATTGCCGAAGGTCGCAGGGCTGATGAGGTGCGTCAGTCCTTGGCTGGGACCACGGCTAACGAAGATTTAATGGCGTCTATCCGTCAGCGTCAGGCAGACCAAGCCGCGGCCGCAACTAAAGCCGAGCAGGACAAAAAGACTGCAGAAACCAGCGATGTACAGGCGCGTGTGCGCGGGGTTATGGCTACTCAATACAGCCGTGACCCGATTATGAATAACGTCCGTCAACGTGAAGCGTTGGGTGAATTGGGATATGAGCTAAAGCTGGACAAGAAGGGCAACCTAACGCCCCAGCCTAAGCAAGAAGCCGCCCCGACGGTCACGCCTACGCCACCTTTGACGTTGGAAAAGCCACCAGAAACGCCACCCGTTACCACTACACCAGAGGTGCGGGAAGAGTACCCGCCGCTTACACAAGCTGAAGTGGATGAGCTAGGACTGATCCCGCCTGCTAAAGTGGTTAAGCCTAAAGAACCAAAGGTAGATTACTTTAACCACCCTGACAACATTGGCCACGACGCTGCTGAAAAGCGCGAGCTGGACAACAAGGGTAAGTTACAAGTAGCGCCCCAGCCAATTACTGAAGGCGGCGTACCATTTACATCCCGCAAGTCAGCGGATATGGCGCGTAAGAACTATCCTGAAATGCGCGTGTTGCCCAATAAAAACGGAAAGGGTTTCATCCTGGCGCCCAAGACGCCTAAGCAAATTGCTGCTGATGAAGCCAAAGCTAAACGTTTAGGCCTGGCCAAGACGTCGGCTACGGGTACGCCCATGTCTGCGCATGAGTACATCACCAGCGAAGGCGGCATAGTTAAAACTGAAATGTCTGACCTGGGCATGGACAAGAATGTCCGTGTTGGTAATCGATTCCTATTTGCTGGCGACGGCAAGGGCCTGACGATGGAAGAGGCTTACACCAAGCTTCAAGAAGCCGGCTACCTGGGTGAGAATGCCACCCAGAACGACGCCCGCAACATGATCACGGACAGCGTCAAGAAGCCTAAGTACCGTCCACAAGACGAAGAAGCAATGGCCAAGCGCGACGAAGAAAAGCGCTTTGAAGATTACCGTAAGGCCGAAGAAGAAGCATCCCTGTATTCCCCAGTCGATGAAGAGCTGGGTTATGAGATGTCTGACTTTGACGGCACGGGCTACGAAGCTGCCGACCCTGACATCCAGGCTGAAGTGCGCGCGCTGCTGGCCCAGGCCGATGAGCTTGGCATCGATACAGAATCAATGAGAGAAGAGGTCTTTTATGAAACAGAAACCCAATCAGTCCAAGCCTACTACAAAGCCTTCAGGTCAGCCCTCGAAGGAGCCATCGACCGAGGCCGTGAAGATAGCGTCCAGGATACTGGCGAACCGAGCGATGCGGGAGCTGAACTCACGCTAACCCAGCCGACCGCTCAAGAGATTATTGATAAGCAAGACGCTGCGATCAAAGCGGAAAAGGACAGGAAAGCTGCTGATCGTGCGGCGGAAGAGAAAGCTAAAGCCGACGAAGCTGCTGCTGACTTTACGCTGACAGGTAGCGACCGGGATGCTGATGTTGCTGCGTCCCGTGGCCAGAAAGATATCTTTGGTGAAGAAGCAATGTTGCGGGATGCGACGCCAGAACAAATTGCTTTTGTAGATGCCGGGGCCGAAGGCGTAAATGGTCAAGTTGTTTGGCAGCGCAAAGATGTGGCGCTGGTACGCGGCTGGAATAAACGAACAGGTAATCCGGTTTATGTAGCCATTAAAGGTTTTACCCGCAATAACTTTGATATTGATACCCCACAAGGTGCCAATGGCTTAACAAGCGCCGAAACCAAAGAGTTGCGTCAAGTTAAATTAGATCTGGAAACGGCCGACGCCCAAGCGGAAGCTGAGAATCCGTTCATTAAATTTAACAAAGATGGGTTGGCGTTTTCCAAGAATATGCCGCCCAAGATTGCCGGTGTGGTCAAGGGCTGGAAAGAACAGCTGGGCCTGACCAATAACATCTACATCACGACCATCCCTGATGCCCGCGTAGACGCACATAACATGACGGGCCAGTGGCGCGCCGTTGGTTCTGCTGCGCTGGATTACCGCCAGGCTGGCACGATGCGTCAGATGCCCAATGGGGATTACTACATTGCCATGACGCCGTCTTCTAGCATTACGTCTATGCTGGAAATTATGGCGCACGAGCTGGGCCACATGCACCAGTTTGAAGTGTTTAACAAAGCGCCAGCCGAAACCCAGGCCGCCATCAAAGCTGAATACGACAAGTGGTTGGCGTCTACCAAAGGCAAGACTGCCCGTGAGCTGGTTAATTCTTTGCGCGCTAAGACAACGGCAAAAACTACTGACATTAGTGAAGGCGCTATGGCCGCCAACATGGATCCGTATTGGTTCAACTTTAAGGAATGGTACGCTGACCAGGTATCCCGCTGGGCGCTGACGTCTGACAAGCCGGTAGGTGTGGTTGAGCAGTTCTTTAAACGCCTGGCTGATTCGCTCCGTGCGTTCTATACCAAGGCAAAGAATGCTGGTTACTTGCCAAACGAAACGTTTAAGAAGTATTTAGAAGCTGCTAATGCAGCCGCTCAAAAATCCAAGGACATGACGGTTCCGCCAATTATTGCGGAAGATGCGCAGATGGAAATGTTCATGCTGAAAGAAGCGGGTGAATCGGCAGCTAAGGTTGCGGCATCCGTTAAAGCTGCTGCCCAGCAGAAGCTACAGAAGCGTGAGCCTATTAACCGCGAAGCCCTGTCCGACTTAGATGCGGATTACGTGGAAAAGCTGGGCGCAGTATTTAACCCCCAGACCAAGACCATCATTGACCGCATTGCTGGCTTGCAAGATGGCTTCTGGCGCCGTGCTGCCCAGGGTATTGCTGACCAGTACCGCACCATCAAAGACTACAGCGAAGAAGCCTACATGATGGCCCGTCTGTCCAAAACTGTGGACGGTGCGCTAGAAGGTTTGCTGATGCACGGCCATGTCTACAACAACGGTGGCGCCCTGGATATCAAGGGCCAGACCAAAGGTTTGTTTGAAGCAATGAAGCCGGTCGGTGCTGAGACAGACCGCTACATGATGTGGGTTGCCCTTGGTCGTGAAGCGCGTCTGCCACTGCCAAAACGTTCACCCAACCTAGCTCCTTTGCTTGCTGACCGTGACCAGCTAGTACAGGGCGACATCAATGGTAGACCCCGCCTAGAGGTGTATCAAGAAGTCCAGAAGGACATGAACGCCTTAAATAAATCTGTGCTGGATGTTGCATACAACGCCGGCCTGATGGATCAGAAAGCATACGAGCGTTTCTCCCAGGACCTGTTCTACATTCCGTTTTATAAACAGATGGAGAGTGGCGACCTGCAAGACGCGGCTACGGCTTCCGGCTTAACGAGCCAGAAGTTTAGCGCCGAACTGAAAGGTCAAAGCGACAAACCATTTGGCGACCTGATGGAAAACACGCTGCGCAACTGGAGCCACATCCTGTCAGCGTCCATGAAGAACCAGGCATCCAACGCCACGCTCGATGCAGCGATGGAAGCTGGCGCTGCCATCCCCAATCTGAAGGTTGGCTTGGCTTGGGAAGACGGCAAAGTGGTGTCCTCCAAATCGGGGGAAGTAGTGGGGGATGGTTCGCTACGGGCGGAATACACCGAAGCTGGTAAAGGTATTGTCAAGACAATGATGAACGGCCAGCCAGCCTACTTTGAAGTGCTGGATCCGATGCTGCTCGATTCCATTACATCCATTGGTTACCTGGGCCCCAAGTCAAAGTTCCTGGACGTTGCCCGCGACTTTAAAAATCTATTGCAATACGGCGTAACCATGTCCCCCGCCTTCAAGGTAAACAACTTGATTCGCGATTCAATCCAGGCAATTGCTGTTAGTGATCTGAAACGCAATCCATTTGCCAACGTGATTGAGGGCTGGGCTGCCACGGATAAAAACAATCCTGCGCACATTTCTGCCTTGGCTGGTGGTGCAATCTTTAACTTTGGTTCCGCATACGAGGGCGATCAGTCTAAGTTGATCAAACGTTTATTGGCTCAGGGCGTTAAGGGTGAGCATATCCTGGACACTCAAGACAAGATTAAAGCCGGCTTAAACGTCGCCTGGGATAAGTACCAGGAATGGGGCAACAAATCTGAAGCTGCTAACCGCATGGCTTTGTATAACCAGATGCGAGAGCGCAAGCTAACCCATTTGCAAGCATCGTTTGCTGCCAGGGATCTGTTGGACTTTTCCATGCAAGGTTCGTGGCCAGCGTTTAGGTTGGTGACCCAGACGGTGCCGTTTATGAATGCGCGTGTCCAAGGTTTGTATAAGCTGGGCCGTGATGGTGTAACGCCTACAGCTCGCGTTCTGTACAACACCGTGACCGGCAAGCCTATTGAGCAGACGGATAAGCAGAAAGCTGAAGCGTTTGGCTATACCACATTGGCCGTGGCTGGTGCGTCTATGGCTTTGTACATGATCTTTAAAGACGACGAAGACTATAAGAAGCGCGACGAGTGGGACCGCGATAACTTCTGGTGGTTCAAGCTGCCCGGTATGGACTTTGCATTCCGTGTACCTAAGCCGTTTGAGATTGGCGCATTTGGAACCATGGCCGAGCGCACCCTGGAGCAGATCATTGACCAGGAAGCAGAAGGCAAACAGTTTGCAGATAGTATCAAGCGCATGTTGGGTGATACGTTTGCGTTGAATCCTGTGCCGCAGATGTTTAAACCAGTGTTAGATCTGTACGCCAACAAAGATAGCTTTACCGGCTCCCCAATTGAAAGCGCTGGCATGGAGCGCCTGTCTAAGCAGGAGCGCGCAGCTGACACAACTAGCCCGCTGGCCATAGCTCTGGGCGGTATGACTGCCATCTTGGGTGAGAAGGGTGAGCTGTCGCCTGTCCAGGTGGACTATGCCATCAAAGCCTACTTTGGTTGGCTGGGTAGCACGGCTGCTGTCACCAGTCATTACGCCGTTATGCCATTCCGCGAGGGCGACTACCCTGATGCCAAGTGGTTGGACCGCACCAGCTTGGGATTGATTAAGTCCCTACCATCTAACCAGTCGCGCTATGCCACAGCGTTCTACGAAAACAATCGTCAGATTAGCCAAGCCTTTGCCGACATGCGCCACTACGCTGAATCCAATCAAACGGATAAAGTGATGGAAATCTTGGAAGAAAAGGGCGACAAGATTGCTTTGGCAAAAATGTACGATCAAACCTCTAAGAAAATGGCTGCTGCGCGTAAACAGATTCGAGAAGTTCAAGCTAGTACTGCGCTAAGCGGGTCTGACAAGCGGGAAGAAATTGACCGCCTGAAAGAGTTGATTGGCATCTATGCAGAGCAAGCGGAGTCAGTACGAAAATCTCTTAAATGAGAACTAAAATGCACCGAGAACCAAAACGTTTCGGTTCTCGGTGCATTTTGTAATACTAATCACCGCGTTTTTCAAGTAGTCTTTCTATGGTGATATTCAAAGCATCCAGCTCGTCCATCTTTTTGATGGCCCATATGCGCCTCTGCCCGTGCCAGCCCATGACCGAGCCCTGGTGGCAGTCGGTGCATAGGGCGACAGCGGTGTACTGCTGGTGTTGCTTGACATGATGCGCAGCGCTGGGGCCTGGTGCATCACATACGCTACATGGTAAAGCCTTCACCAAAGCCAGGTGTCTCCGTTGCTTGGCGGTAAGCTTGTTATTCACAGACGCTTTTCCCGCTCGGCTATCAAGGCTTCTGCCATGTCAAAGATCTTTTCGGCTTCCGCTCCGTGATCTTCGTCGGTGCAAACCCAGGCAATCGTGATGGCCATCGCATACCAGTCAAGCATCGTGATGTCTTGGATGGATGGGTTGTGCGGCTTGGGCGCCAGGGCTGCTATGCCTTCAGCCTTTTTTCTTGTTGCCATTTTCGCCCCCAATCTTTTCTGCGATCTGGTCAGCCAACACTTCTGACATGAGTTCGCCGTGAACGGACAAGCTCTTGGCCCACACGTCATCACGCACCACCTTCATGGCTTCGCGTAGACCTTTGTTAAACCCGGCGTTAAAGGCGTCGTCGCCCTCAATGATCATGGTGATGGCATCACGCACAATTCCGCTGGCTTTGCGGCCCTTTGCAGCGTCTTTTAGCTGATGGTAGATGTCCTCCCGCAGGTGGACCGAATAAGGGATTAGGCGCTTTGTTTCCATGCTAGGTATTCCTGTTGCAGGGCCATGTATTGTCTGGCCGCTTCTGGGTTGTTTTTAAGTTCTGCGCGCGAGGCGATCTGGAATTCATCCAGCATCCATTGCCGGGCTTCTTCTTCGCTTTCGCCAAAGGTCTGGCCGGCTTGGCACAGAAACTTTTGAAAGAGTGGGTCACGGCACAGCATCCCGGCGCTGCGAACCAGGTCGCGGGCGTACTCATGCTCGCGGTTCATTGGTTCTTCTTGCGCGTTCAGCCGGACCATGACCACCTGGTACCGTGCCCCAACAAAGTCACGCAGAATATCTTCGGGTACTTCATCGGGGTGGACGGACAAGGTCAACACGTAGCCGGTGCGATTCTGCGTCATCGCAATCTTGACGGCTTCAAAGTTGTTGGTCTTCATGGTCAGAAGGGCATGTCACCGTCGTCATACGCTTCAGCTTTTGGGGCTGCGCGGCGCTCTTGCTGCGGCTCTGCATCACGGCGGCCGCCTTGCAGGGCTACGTCACCCACGCGAACGTCCATAGACTTGCGCTTGTTGCCTTCTTTGTCGGTCCATTCGCGCTCGGACACGGTGCCTGATACGGTGACCGCCTGACCTTTGACCAGGTACTGGGACAAAGCTTCTCCGCGCTTGCCGTACAGGCTGCAGTTCCACCAAATGGTGGGCTTGTCTTTGCCCTGGCCATCTGCTACTGAGAAATTGCACAAGGCATCACCGTTAGGCAGTTTCTTCATCTCTGAGTCTTTGCCCAGGGTGCCGGCTACTGTAATTGAGTTCATGCTTTTTCCTTAAATGATTCACTGGTCTTTTTAAATTCCGCCATGAGCTTTTCATAGCGGTCTGCATCTAGCGCTTTGAAGTGTGCAAAGATGTTGCGGTTTACCTTGAAGAGGGACATGGCATCTGCTTCGCTGCCGCACTGGGTTAGGCCCATGCGGGACATGTCCTCCACCACAGAAAACCATTCCTTGGGGTCGCCCGTTGGTTTGGCTGTAACCTTAAGCGACCAGTAGTCGGGGGCGCCTTGCATCACCTCGGGTGTGGCTGGCTTTGGTGCGGGCTTGGGCTCAGGCTTAGCCTTTGGTTCTGGTGCTGGCGTCATATCAATCGTGTCATGCTCGGTCAGCTCCATCGCTGCCATCCAAAGGTAACGGCGTTGATAAGTCTGTATGCTGCCCATGAGCTGGATCGGCTGGGCACCCTTGAGTGCCGCCTCGGCCATTGGACTGGTGATCACAATGACCGTGCCGTCGTCTACGTCTGTGATGCATAACTGGGCATACTCGTTGTTAAACGTCACCACCCCGCACAAACCTATATCGTTAAAGATGGTTTGAATGTGGGGGATGAAGTCTCCCAACTCAAAGTATGAGTAATTTTGAAACGTGTTCCGTCCCGACTTCTTTAAGTCAGTAGACAGAAGCTTGACGCGTGCTTGCATCAGTTTTTTATGTACGCTCATGTATATCCTTATGGGTTTACTTCGTTAATGATGCCGTGATTAGCTCGGCTCCATAACATTTCGTGTACGGCTGCTGCGCCCGCAAGCACCAGCTCGGCTGCGGAATAGGTGGTCCGGTTGAACTTGGGGTAGCCGGGTCCTACATACAGGTGGCAGTTGCGGTAATGCGGGACATAGGTCACATCCTTTAGCTTGTAGGCTGTTTGTGCCACACAAGGTGCGGCTTCTCCGGTGTTGCGTTTCATTGTTCAATCCTTTGTATTGCACGGTTAGGGTGGCCAATCCACTTTTCGCCCAGCGCTTGGGCAGCCGCTCTTGAACGGTCTTCGTTGCGCTGGTGCAAAGCCTGGAGCTTCTCTTCTGTAAAAATAATGTTTTCTTCACGAAAGAATTCTTTGATTTGGTTTTGTATTTGTTGCAGCATCATCCGATCCTCATAACATCAACACAATTGTTTGTTCTGTTGCGATAGGTGGTGCAAGAGTTCTTGCCATGATTGGTTACAAACCATGCGGTCACAGAGTTTTGTATGTTATGCACCCCATACTTATCCGCTGGGATGGTTACTGTAGCACCAACATCCAGGGGCTCAATAAACGGTTTAACGTACGCGCGCGTGTCCCCGTATGGAAATTCTCGTTCGGGTTTCGGTGGTGGTTCGGGCGTTCTGTCAATGGTGTTGCTGTACTTCATACCCTCTTTTGTGGTTATGACGTACTGGCACTCCATCTTTTCTAGCACGGCGCTCACCAGCCCGTGGCGTACACCAGCAGAATCTATAACAGCATAGGTAGAGCCAAGCTCATCCAAGACGGTTAGCGGGTTGCCGTGTAGTTCTTTGTCAGCGTCAATGATTGCATAGGTGCAACCCATGGCACTAAGTGTTTTCAGCGCCCGGTCAAGGGCAATCTTTTTTATGTCACTCATAATTTTTCCTTAAGGTAGGTTTGGTATTGATCACAGTATTGGGCGATTTGACAGAATCCTGAGCAGCGGGTGCGGTCACCTTCACGCACCTCGATGCCATAGCCCTTGGTCTTTGCGACTTCTAAGGCTGCCTGCGCTTCCTCAAGCGTCTTGTGAACGCTCTTGGCCCTGGCTGCGCCGTCTTTTTTAACGGCGTACATAGTGGGTTTTTCCCACATCTCTTCGGGGGTGCATTCGGAAATGTTCCCACCAATTTCTGCATTAAAGAACGCTGCTTCATGCAAGGCTACGCGGGCCTTGACATATGCTTCGCGCTCTTCAAATGACCATAAAGGAATATTGATTACCACAATCGGTGCTTGCGGGTAACCCTCGCGGGTCTTAGCGTCCCTACGCGACCAGTCTCGAACGATAGCGACGATCTGCGCTTTACATACGGGCGCCTTCTTTACGCTTTCAACCAGGTATGCGTACAGGTTGAGTTGGGAATGCCAGTCTTGTTTCTCGTTCATCACGGCCCATGCGCTGGTGACCTTGTAGTCCGACAGGATGGTGCCGGCATCGGTCAATTCTTGTAGGTCGATGGCGCCTGATATCTTCCAGCCATCCACCTCGGTATGGATGCGTTCTTCTACGATGTGGTGGTCGTCTTTGCCATGTTCTAGTACGCCATGTACGGCAGTCCCAAATAGGGACCAAACCATGTCGGCTGCGTCCTCTTCAATGTCGTCCCAGTGTCTACGCTTTAGCTGAACGACACGGGGGCTATTGAGTAGTTCTGTTGCGGATATGTTTGCCTTACCCTTGCTGTACGTGGGGCGCTTGAGGACGTTAACGATAGTCTCGGGCAGGTTGTAGTTGTTAGTGAGTTTCATGTGATCCTCCCATTGCACCCAAGCGGGCTGAGCGTTCGTAGACGCCGCTGATCAGGGCCTTAGCTTTTTCTTCTGCAATACGGTTGGAACACATCAGTGATGCGTATGCCATACCCAATGCGAGAGAGGCCAACATGCCGTTGTTGTCTGCTTTGTCCATGGCGTGATCCACTAGATACGAAGCGAGATCGTATGTTGTGTCCATTGATGGAGGTTCTAGTTTGTCCATTGCTTTCTCCTGACTGGTTGTTCTGTGTGTGAATGTAGCAGGTAGGTGCATGTACGTCAACAGTTTTTTTATATCTGGTATAAACGCAAATCAACATGAGGACTTTTGTATGCGACGAGCTGCCAGGCGCGACGACAATGAAAACGAAATAGTTCTATTCCTGCGGGAATGTGGGGCGTATGTGAAGCCGGTTAACCATGCCGGCCTGTTTGATTTGTTGGTGTTCTACAACGGCTACACACTTTTATTTGAAATAAAAGACGGGAGTAAATCCGCGTCGGCGCGCGATCTGACAGTGGCGGAACAGAAGTTCCATGATGAATGGCCTGGCAATAATTTATTTATTGTTAATTCTGTTGAAGATGCGGTTGAAGTTTTAAAAAAATGTGTGTAATATGGAATCATTCCAGAGGGCTGGTGGGTTTGTTGATTGCTTTTGCCTTTGATTGATTTGTGGCTCCGTAACTGGGGCCACTTTTTTCTGAGGAGCAACACGTATGGGGACTAAGCCAAGCTTCCATTCGTGTTGGTGGTAAACGGGTTAGCGCCGTGCGTTGTTCCTTAGTTCGGTTTTAATGCCAACACTGCTTCATGTGCCCACTAACAATTTACAGGAGCTGCTATGAAGATCACTGTCTATTCCAAATCAGCGTGCCCACAGTGCGATGCTGCCAAGAAACTACTCACCGCCAAGGGCATGGCATACGAAGAAGTTATGCTCGACGACGAAGCCGGCCGCATAGCTTTCTATGAGAAGTGCGGGCCATCGGTCCGTCAAATGCCGCAGATCTTTATTGACGACCAGCGCGTCGGTGGATTAGCTGGACTGCACCAGGCCCTGTGCCAGATGACCCACATATAAAAACGGACTAGTCCTGTTTTATGAATTTACCCTACGAACTAGAACACTTTGCTGCTGCCGTGCGTAGTGCGCGCAATGCGTTAGGGTGGGCTCAGAAAGATTTAGCCATGCATACGGGGCTGTCTTTGCCTACGATTGCCAGGGTTGAAACGGGTCAAAACCCTCAAGCGGTAACCATGCTGCAGCTTATTAAATTATTTAAGGCCCGCGGTATTGAGTTCGACTGGCGCCCGGACGGGTTTAAAATGGAAACTATTTTCCTGGTCAGTTGACAAGCCAATAATTTATTTGGTATAAACGAGGTGTTGCTGTAGTGAGCAATAAATTTAGGCCGTTTACACATGCGTTTCGCCTTACCTAATGACCCAGTTGGAAAGTCATTAGGCAAGGTCACTACCGAACGCAGTTGTAAACGGCCTTTTTTGTTTTGAGACTGGGATTGTGTTGCGGGTTAGCGCCGCAAGCTCCTTAAAGTGGACGAAGAAGTTTTGAAAAAACACTGCTACATGTGAGCAGTCCCAGTCTCTCCTCCTACGGCAACCCTCAGAGCGGGTTAGCTAATAGGCCAATGTCGGGGCCGTACTCAAGAAACCGATGGCGCTTTAATAGACCCCCGGCGCCGCAGCGTTTCGTAGCGACTGCATAAAACGACCAAGCAAACCGACAATCAGCGTCTGGCCCACGACACGGGCGGTCGATAGTTGAATACGACGTTCCGCGAGCAGCAGGTTTCGACTGGCTGGTGACTTCCACATACCTACCGCAAGGGTACAGGTCGGGAGTCTCGGGGGTCTACTATCGCTATACGTACTGCCTGCTATAAATAAACAGGAACAACCTGTTGCAAAGTATCTTGAATACGTGTATAGTCGATTTCAAGTTTAAAGGAGAAGCTTATGACAAAACACGGGGGAGCTAGGGTTGGCGCGGGCCGGCCGGCAACACCAATAGATGTAAGGCGGGTGATTGTGCTGCGTAAACAGGGGCTTTCGTATCGACAAATTGCAGAAAGATTTGGGGTAACGGAAACAATTGTAAGGCGGGCCATCAGAAACGAAAACAAAAAGGATCAAGCATGAAACCAAACAAACAAGCGATTTGCCTAGTGATGGCCAAGTTTCAGTACGACTGCCGCAACGAACGGTTAATGTGGCAATGGTTATTTGAATGGGCTACCTGGGGCGAAGACATGGGCTGCTTTGTAGACGCCCGCATGCCAGTGTTTAAGCCCAGGAAACCAAAGCGCAAGTGGAAGAACCTGACCAATAGTGAAACAAACGCCATCATCAGACAGATACCCAACTGGACAACGGATCACCTCAACACATTCATCTTTAAGGTGCTGGTGGAAGAGAAATTTAAGGAGAAAAACGCATGAAAAAAGAAGACTTACTTGATCAACTTGCAATAGAAATGTTGCGTCTTGCACCGCATTTGTTGGTGAAAACTTATGAGGTTTATGACCTTGCAAAGGCAATGGTAGATCGTAGACAGCACATCCTTGATCAATGGACGTTGCGCGATGCCAACAGCGGAGGTGCGATTGAATCTTTGGGGCTAAGCGTTAGATCTGGTAAATGTCTGGAGGCAGAGGAGATTTACACAATCGATCAGCTGATTTACTACACCGAGAATGAGTTACTAAAAACGCCCAATCTAGGCCGCAGAAGTTTGAATGAAATTAAAGAGAAGCTGGCCGAGCGAGGACTGAAGTTGCGGGGACAAGCATGAACAGAGAAGACATCATGCGTATGGCTGAAGCATCGGGCGTTGAGGATAGTCTGTTGTATGAACATTGGCGGTGTAATCTTGAATCAATGACAAAGTTTGCCGAGTTAGTTGCTTCTGCCGAGCGTGAGGCGTGTGCAGAGATTTGCAATCAAATTGCAAAAGAGGATGGGTGGGAAGGCGGGTACGCATATCGTTGCGCTATACACATCCGAGCAAGGGGGCAAGCATGAATGACTGTTCAAACTGTGAGTACCACAGGAAACGAGCACAACTGTGGCGTGATGAAGCCTACAAGCTATCGGGGCATCCATTGCCTGAGCGTGAGTGGTGGGTTGGGCTTACGGATGCAGAGATCGGGGAGATCTATCGTATAGGTTGGGCAAACAACATGGAACTTGCGCGAGCAGTTGAAGCAAAACTCAAGGAGAAGAATGGATGCTAGTCCGTAAGGTCAGAGGCCAAAACAAAATTGGCAAGATCATATTACTTAAGACCGAGGTAGACATGATTCGCAAGATGGAGCTATCTATTGCGGATTACGTCAGGCATGCTCTGCTGCGGATTGCCAAAGAGCGCAGATGGCATTGGTATTTAAACAAGGAGAAGACTGATGGCAAAGCTAAGTGAAACCACGGCAAGACAAACCATAGGCATGATGCGTTCAATTGCAAGCCACATACCAATCAGCCCTTTTCATTTGCAAGCGGCTAAAGATATGGAGAGCCTGTTAGAAGAAGTATTGAAATACCGAAAGGAAAAAAATGAGCGAAGCACAACTAAACGTATGGGAAAAAGCCCTGGGCTGGCGCAAGCGTCAGATGATTCAAAAACAACTCGACCCAATATCAAACAAGATTAGGAACGACACGCTTGAGGAGGTGGCCAAAGAAGTGAACAACTTCAAAGCCTTCGAGAAGGTCACCATGGATAGCTTTGCGGCATACATACGAAGCATGAAGCGATGATTCAATATATAGGAGCAAGAAAATGATTGAGAAAGCATCAGCCGATGAACACCAGGTGGGTGGCGACCACTACCACCAAATCGGCATCCAGCCCTGGGCCGTTATGGAATCTGTGCTTAACCGCCAAGAATTCATAGGCTACCTAAAGGGCAACATCATCAAATACAGCATGCGAGCCGGCCGTAAAGAGGGCACGGATGACGCAGCAAAAGCATTGCATTACAAGCAAAAACTCAAAGAATTTATAGGCTTCGACGCACCATTTTAAAGGAACGACATGTTAGAAAGACAAACCCTAAGCTTGAACCAAATCAGGTTAGACGGCGGCACCCAGGTGCGCGCATCGATTAAAGAAGCGGCGGTCATGCGCTACGCTACGGACCTGGAAGGAGGCGCTGCATTCCCTCCAATGCGCGTGTTCTTTGACGGCGCAGATTACTGGCTATCTGATGGATTCCACCGCTATCACGCGGCCCTGCGTATTGGCATGACAGATTTCTTGTGTGAAATAGAAACAGGAACCCCTAGGGATGCTCTGTACTACGGCAGCACGGCCAACAATCTGCACGGCGAGCCGATGGATAACGCCGACAAGCGCAAGATCACCATGATTTTCGTGGATGATTTTGAATGGGGCCAATGGAGCAATGCAGAAATTGCCCGCCAGCTTCACGTATCCCCGCCGTTTGTTGCCAAGATGCGTGGCGAAGGCGCGCCGAATGTCCGGAAATACATTACACCTAAGGGCAACGTGGCTGAGAAGCATACGCCCGTCAAGAAAGATAAGCCAGCTAAGCCAGCTAAGCCAGCCAAAGAAGCGCCCCTGGTTGAGCCACCCAAGGCAGAGCCACCAGCCGTAGACCACCGCCAGGAAATGGTTGACGAGCTGATTGCTCAGAACGAAACGCTAACCGACCGCTTGGCTGTCAAAGTCATGGACGCGACAGCAGAAGAAAAGAAAGCAGCGGAAGATCTGATCAAACAATTGCGCGAAGAGATTCGTATTTTGAAATTGGAAATGAATGCGGTGAAATCCAGTCGGGATAAGTTTCAGTTGGAAAACGCGCAGCTCAAGCGTCAGATTGCCATGCAACAAAGACAACTTAAAGCCTACGAATAAACAAGGCCCAAGCCGGCGGGCATAGTGTGCCGGCAGCGGAGAAACA